GACATACTTTTTTTTCCGTCATGGCTAAATCATGAAGTAGAAGAAAATAATTCCAATGAAGAGAGAATTATATTAAGTTTTAACCTAGAATTAAAAAGGAGAATGAATGCCTAAAATTATAGAAGAAGCCGAGCAAATAGGAACTATTACTCTTGATAATGGTAGAGTAGTCCCTCATATGAAATGTAAATCAGAAACATTAATAATAAATACAAAGACAGGTTATGAATACTCTTCTGAAGAAGAAGTAAAAAATGATATTGATAATGCTGATACGGAAACTAAAGAAGAACATATTAGACGTGATGTTCAAATATTTGCACCATCTTTAGCCGATATGATGGGTGAAACACCTGAGTAGAGTATTTGTACAAGAAGATTTTTTTCCTTTAGATATATACAATGAAATAGTTCAACAGATGATTTCTGTTGAATATCTTCCTCCTTCATCTGAAAAAATTAAAGAATATAATGGATCTTATTGGCACACACATATCCTACCAAATAACTGCGATGTTCAAAATAAAATCAAAAAATTAATTCAACAAAAATTTAATTTTAATATTTCAAGTTTTATAGAATCAACTTACACTATGGTAGGAGCTAGTGATATTCCTAGGCCTCATACTGACATAAATATGGGAGCAACTCATCAGTGTTTGATTTACATGCATGGAGAGGAATCAACAAACAACGGAACAGGTTTTTATCATGAAAAAAAAGCAGGAGAACATAACCTTAGTATTCATGTTGGTTTTAAATGTAATAGGGCAATTTTTTTTACATCAGATGTTTTTCATTCACCTTTACAATGGTCGGGTAATGGTTCTTTTAGATACTCTATAGGTAATTTTTTTACCTAAGCACTACAGGCTTCACATTCCATATCAGCAGAATTACCGTTTAATATTACTTGTTCATGAGAAGTATTATGACAACTACATCCTTTTAAATGCTCTGATAAAGTTTTCTCTAATTTCTCTTTTTCTCTTTCTACTGTTAATAAACGTTCATGATAGCGACTCACCTTATCAGCAAGGGTAGCTATAGCTTTCAATACTTCTTGATTTTCCATAATATCTCCTGATTTTTAAATTTTGGGTGAGATCTAATTTAAACACATCATCGATTTAAATCAAGTTGATTAATATCAAAATATGATAATTGTTTTCTTGACATAAAATTTATGTTATGAAAGAGGAAGAAAAAAGAATGAAATATTATAACTTGTCGGAAAATATTATAGCTTGTGATAATTTTTTACCACAGCAGAAAGTAGAAGAGCTTTACACAGACCTTCTTAATAACAGAAGTGTTTTTCAAGTTCCAAAGTGGGGTTATCCAAATGGACACAATAAAGAAGTAAAGGAAGAGTTATTTAGTGATAAGTGCGGCGGTGTAGATTTTTGGTTACACAATAAAACAACAAAAGATAATACTTCATTTATAGAGTCTTTACATCAATGGTTTGTACATCAAGGATTATTTTTTTACAGTGAAAATAACGGAAATCAAATGTACGAATTTTTAAAAAGAGAATTGGAATGGAATATTCATGTTATTTCTTATAATAACGGAGGGTATTATAATTGGCATAAAGACACTTATGATTCAAATTTATTTACTTTTAATTTAATTCTAAATAAAGCTAGTTCTTTAAAAGGAGGAAATATGCTTTTTTATGATAAAAAATTAATAGAAGTTGAAAACATGAATAATTTTATGGTAGTTTTTCCCGCTTACATTCCACACGCTATTACTCCTTTATATACCGAAAGTAACAAAGATGTTTCTTTTCTAGAACAAAGATTTAGTATTCAATTTTGGGTAAGGTTTAAAAATGAAAAATAAGTTTATTAGTGAAACATTTGCTTTCGGTAGAATAGTTAAACGCTATACTTTACCTCTGGAAGCTATTGATGAATTAAATAAACGATATGAAATAGAAAAACAAAAACTTCGGTCTTTTGGTCATCGTTTAGCAGGTAGATTAGATTCCGAATTAGAATTTACTAATTTTTTACACTTAACTAAAGCTTCTAAATATATTGTAGATTTTATGCATGATTATTATGATACTATAGATACATTGGGTTTAATACCTCAAAAATATCCTTTAGAAATTCTAAGTTGTTGGATAAATGATATGAAAGAAGGAGAATATAATCCTCCTCACACACATCATGATTTAACAGGATTTTCAACAGTTCTATTTTTAAAAGTTCCTGAATTTGTCAATGATGTGAAAGATCCTCATAAATTTAAAGATGGTGATTTAGGTTTTACTACAGTTGAAGGTATGGGAACTGTTTGGATGGAACCAAAAGTAGGGGAGTTTTATATATTTGAAGCAAAGCATCAACATTGTGTTATGCCTTTTAAAGTTAAAAATAAAGGAGATATAAGACGATCAATGTCTTTTAATTTTATAGAAAAAGTTCCTAATAAATAATGTTTGATAAAAAAATTACTTTTTGTGCCATTAATAAAGATATGTTGGATGTGTGGCCTCGTCCAAAACCCGCATCTCATTTTATTCCTAAAGAATATAAAAAATTGGAAAGATTTAATAATAATAATATGTATGAAGCTACACTTAAAACATGTATTCCTTTTTTAGATTCTTTAACGGCAGGTTATATTATACCTTTTGATCAAGATTATTTAGTTGATCCTACAGAGACTGATTTTTGTGTGTCACCCGCCAATAAAGAACAACATGATTTTGGTTTTCATAATCGGAGGCAACTTCCTAAAGAATGGCATAAAACAACAGGGGACAATGCTGGTAAGTTTCATAACAAGTGGTTAATTAAAACTCCTCCTGGTTATAGTTGTTTATTTATAAAACCCATGAATAGATTAGAGCCTAGATTTGAAATTATTTCAGGAATAGTAGACACAGATAATTATATAAATACAATTAATTTTCCTTTTATTTTACATAAAAGAGATAAACAGTTTTTAATAAAAAAGGGAGAACCTATGGTTCAAGTAATTCCTTTTAAACGTGAATCATGGAAAATGTGGGCAGGATTTTATGTAGAAAAACTTCATAGTAAAACTTTACGTATCTTAGAAAGTGAGTGGGTAGATAAATACAAAAAAATGTTTTGGTATAAAAAAAGTTTTAAATAATGCACATAGCTGCGAATATTGATGACTGTGCAATTATAATTGAAGATTTTTTAGAAAAAGATTATTTTAAAAAAATATCAAATTTTAATTTTTCTAACTTAGATACTATAAGCTCTCATAAAGATTGGAAAAAAAATTTATACGAAGAAAATAATGAAATAACAATGAATGAAGTTATTCATTCACAATTTAATATTCTTGAATATGAAAAAGGCAAATTAAAAAAATGCATAGATCCATTATTTGAAGAAATAATACAAACATTAATAGATTGTCCTTTTATCCCCTATCAGTTAAATTCAATAATTACTTTTAATTATTATGAATATAAAAAATTTTCAGGAATTAATTGGCATGATGATGGTCATTTTACGTTAAATTATTCTTTTTATATTATGGACGAGTGGTTTCCAAATTGGGGAGGAGAAACATTAATAGATACAAAAAGAGGGATGCCTTTAGCAAGCACACCTAAACCTAATTCTATATTAGCCATTAAAAATAATATATTACATAAAGTATGTCCTATTACAGGACCAAAAAAAAGAAAAGTATTACAAATAAGAAATATGTTTTACGAATAGTTGGAATCGTAATCTATCCAAGTTTTACCAGCAGCATTACTTGTACCATTAGCTTCATCATCTGCAACAGCAGTATCGTAAGCGGCTTGTGCAGCTTCTATCTGACCTTTTCTTGTTTCACCCCAAGTTAATAAAGCAGCAACAGTAGTAGATCCTACAGCATCGCTAGTAGCATTTAAATCTGTATTACCCGTCATATTACCTGTAGAAGCATCTTTACTTTGAATTTCATTTTGACCCACTAAATCATTCCAAATAACAAAATGAATTGTATCAGGAAGAGCTGGCATAGCATTACCTTTGTCCGCCCAATTAATATGAAAAGAATCATCTATTTTAATAAAACTTCCATTTCCTATTACAATTTGTGTTGCCATTAATATCTCCTAATGCTTTATTATATAGTTAACCACCACATATGGTGAAAATGAATTTGTCCCAGCAGCCGTTACTGTACCTGATAATGTTCCTCCTGAATTAGTTACACTTACATTACCTGTTAATGTACCTGATAAATTATGTCCATGATTGTGCGCTGTTCCTGATCCAGCATTACCAGTATTTCCTGTTAAACCTGTAACCCTTGCTCCATCAGGATTTCCTTGTATCTGTGATCTATAGTTATCTCCTGTAAGAACAGAACCGTGATCGTGACTTGCTAATTGAGCTTCTGTTAAAGAAGTATTATCAATATTCCCAGTCATAGTTACTGATTGAGTGCTTGTTGCTGTGCTTGTGACCGCATTTACAGACTGATTGTTAGTTACAGAAACAGTTACTGTGTTTGCACCACCAGTTCCTGCCATAGCATAATTTCCACTTTCATACCCTTGAGGCATTTTTCCTTTAAGATCGGGAACATTAAAAGTTGTTGATCCATTTCCTGCACCATAAGTTGTAGAAACTACGGCAAATAAATCTGCATAATCTGTTCTTGAAACTGCTGCACCATCACATAATAAATAACCTGCTGGAGCAGTTGTTTTTGTCCAAGGCTTAATTGCGCCTACTTCACTTCTGTTTACTATATCCTGTAAATTAGCCATTAGTCGTTATATTTCAACCTCCACCCATTG